AGGGTGCTAACTTCAAGTTGAAAGCAAAGAACGTAGCAGGATACAGAAACTATGATAGTTCTGAGTTCGCTGCACCATCTGCTCTACTAGATGATGACGATGCACTAGAGACATTGTGGAAGAAAGAGTACTCACTCAAAGAATTCACAGATGCTTCTGAGTTCAAATCATATGCTGACCTTGAGAAGAGATTGAATGCAGTCTTGAATCAATCACGTCCTGCGGTAGCACCTGAGGTTGCTGACGAAGAGGAAGAGATTGTAACTGCAACAAATACACCGGCAGAAATTCCAGTTGCATCTGCACCTGCTTCAGTGAATGAAGATGATGATGCACTAAGTTACTTTCAGAAACTAGCTGAAGAGTAAGTGGAAATAAAGTCCTTCAAGGAACTTATAGGAGTCTGGGATGGTAAACTCACCGTCCTAGACTCTTCTTTTAATGAGATAAAAAAGTTATATAATAATGATCCTGAGTCAGACGGATATTCTAACATAAATGGATGGCAGAAGACTGGGTTGCATAAGTTACCACAGTTCAATCCATTGAAAGAAATGATCATCAATAGATGTTATGATTACTTGGGGGAGCATGGTATAAGTAGACCAAGAGGACTAGAGTGTGTCCATTTATTTGCTAACATAAATCCTAAAGGTGCATCTAATAGTATGCATCATCATACTTACGGTCAAATCAGTGGGGTGTATTGGTTGAAAGCACCACTCAATAGTGGAGATCTAGTCATCATGAGTCCATTTACAAACAGATACCTCAATACATCATGTATTCCTAAGATAGACTACAATGCTCTTCAATTGAAACCAAAAGCAAACCAAGGTGTATTTTTCAACAGTAATCTAACACACTACGTTGACATCAACAGGTCGAGCAAGGAGAGAGTGTCTGTTGCTTTTCACATCTTAATTCATGCCTGAACCAAAATCGACTTTTGATTTACAAAAACGGGCAAAAAAAATTCGGGCAAAAATTTGACCCTTAAGGTTTTTTATGATACAGACAGTAAATCAACATTGGGATCCTTTGAGAGTTTGTGCGGTAGGTCGTTCTTATCCACCAGAGTTTTATGAGAGAATAACCAATATACGGGTCAGAACTGCAATGGAGAAAATAGCAGTTGAGACCGAAGAAGACTATCAAAAGCTAATAAGCAAATTAGAGTCATTTGGAGTAAAAGTACTAAGAACTGATATTAGCAAGAATTTTGATGATCATTGGCCAGGTGGTGAAAAACCAGCACCAGCACCAATGACTCCTAGAGACCATACTGCTGCTGTTGGTGGTAGGTTTTTTATGCCTTCTGATAGGTATGGGGATAATATTGACGTAGAGACAATTTATAATGCGATTTTATCTAAACCTTTGAAGGATGTCAATACACCTAAATTTAGGATGATATCTTCAATGATAGAGGATACTCTTGATCCCAATAACTTGTCTACTGGAGGATCTGTGCTGAGATTTAGATCTAAAGATGTTTATAAAAGACGTAGATATGCATTTAGTGCACTTGACGTAAAAGAGATAAAACATAAGATTTTACAGGCAGAGACATTGACCATAGGTAAGGCAGGATATTGGCCGATGAATAAACAGTATTATTCTTTCAAATCTATAGAAGATTGGTTGAAAGAGAATAATATACCAATCGTATATGATGAATATATCAATTGTGGCGTAATGACGAGAATGGGTAAAGATCTATATTTTGGATATGGTAATATAATTAATAAAATCAATGAAGATAGGTTTTATGATAAAATGAGTCGTCTCTTTCCAGACCATAGAACACATTTTCTTCATCAAAATGGTCATACTGATGGATGCTTCACAGTTGTCAAACCAGGTCTGATTATCACATTGAGAGATATACAAAATTACGAAAAAACATTTCCTGGTTGGGAAGTGGTAACAATACCTGGTGAGTCATGGGACAAAATAAGTGATTTTCAGAAAATGAAAGATGTCAATAAAGGTAAATGGTGGGTTGAGGGAGAACAGGATAATGAAGATTTAGCAGATTATGTCAATAGTTGGTTAGATCACTGGACAACATTTGCTCAAGAATCCGTATTTGACACAAATATGTTGGTGATAGATGAAAAGAATGTTTGTGTTGTATCTGAAAATCCAATTGTTTTCAAGGCATTCGAGAAACATGGAATTACACCACATGTGATAAATTTCCGTCATAGGTATTTTTGGGACGGAGGTTTACATTGTATGACTTCAGATATAGTCCGAGAAGGTAAACAAGTCGACTATTTTCCCGAACGTGGATCACAGTCTGTAGTTAAGTTTTGGCCACATTACTAATGGATAACATTATTATCATAGAAGAGAATATTGACGTAAAACCGTTTTTAGACGAAATGGACGCAGAAGACTGGGAATGGGTATCTAGGCAAAAAGGTATAGGTGGTGATAAGAACCCTTATGGGTTTTTACCGTTAGTTTGGGCAAAAGTCAGAAAAGGTGAAGATCCTCATGATGCCATGGGACAAGGAAAAACTCCATTATACGATAAGTACAAAAATGTACAAAAATTCTGGGAAAGATACAATATAACGCAAACAGGTCGTGCAGCCTTTTTTCGGCTGAAACCAGGCAACGCTGTAGGAACACATATTGACAAGGGGTTATATTACCAAGAGAAGGATAGATACCACTTATCGTTACAAGGGACGTATTTGTACACGGTAGGTAATCAGCAGATGTATGTTGCCCCAGGCACGTTTTTCTGGTTTAACAATAAAATCCCCCACGGTGCGATAAACGTAGGGGATGTTGATAGGTATACTTTAGTTTGGGACGTTCCTCATAATAAGAACAATCCACATCATTTAGCGGGGAGAAAGAATTCTTAGATTACTACCTTTTTTGAGTTTTCTGTTGACATATTGACTACTATCGGTATATGACAATATTTCTCTCATATCTTGTTTTATGACTTCTAGGTATCTTGGTTTTAGGATGTGAATAGACCTTTTTGCGTCATTCTTTTTTTCTTCATATTGAAGCACAGTAACAGATGTGCTGCCAGTTTGTGTATATTCAGTTCCACCACCCTCAGACCATGTGAAGGAGTGATTGGCATCAACCACCAATCCTGCTTGTTGTAATAACTTACCAGTGCTATCTCTAACTTCTTTTGACTCATAATGATGAATTTGTGATAATACAGTTTTTGAGTATTTCAAGTCAAGATAGCGTTTGAAACTATATTGATCCATCGGCCATTCATCTCTAACATTGATTATGTTGTTAGAAATGAGTATCACCCAATCTAACTTTGAATTATTATAAACCTTGAATGCCACATTATCAGGTCGGTCTTCTCCAACGATACTAAACTTATCAAATGCAGCAACATCTCTAAAAACATCATCTCTAATTTTACCTCTTTTGAAGATATTCCTAGATTCAACGTAATCATAAGAAGACCTTCTATTGTCAGTAAAAGAAGGAAGTGCTATTTTTGGAAAATTAGTAAAATATGCCATTAGAATCCAATATCGTATTTGGTCATTTCATTGCTTCCTTGAAGGATACCACCTTCACCAGAATCCCTTGCAAGATCAAGGAGACTGTTATTTTTGATTTCACCTTCTACTTCATCAAGATAATGCATATTGTAATCTTCAGCAAATAGTGGTGTCAACTCAGTAAACGCTAATTCCATGACTGATCTAACAGGGTTAGATACTGCTCTATCATCAGAATATGACTGATAAACGTTCTCAGGTGTAAAGTTTATAGAACACTGAGTAAGAGCACATATCTTATGTATGGGCAAACCCCTTATTCTATTAGTTCCATTGAAATATCCAATTCTATAGACATGAGGAGATCCAATAAACACACTTGATGTTCCATCTTTACTACCATAACCAGTTGGTAACATACCTTGCTTGAATATTCTCATTATCAATCTTGAGTTTCTAGCATCTACCTCATCATTTGGTGCAAAATCAAATCTAAAGGTAAAGCTCCTTAGTTTTGGACTAGAGAATAATAACTCTAAATTTGGGTTTATAGCAATACCACTACTACGAGCAACAAATTGATTAGTGTCAACATTTATGTTCAGTTTAGATAATGCTAGTTTTGATACAAAAGCAGTAAGTGCTTGACCAGAACCACCATCAGCAACTTCTAAATCTCCCAACTGATTGATAATTTTCCCCATACTACCAAAGGACTTCATAATTGTGTTGACCATACCATTGTTCATCGTATTACCAATAGTATTAGTCATACTAGTCATTGCTGCCATTTCTAGAGCATTTGCTTTAGCACCACCCCACTCAACTCCGTTACTTACCCTAAGATCATTAGGAATAGGTAATTTGATTGTATTACCATACTCACCAAGGTTACTACCTCTCATAGGTCCCCTGCCTATGACACTTGCGACACTATTTTCATTTCCTTTTTCACCAAATGCACCAGGCATAGGAGCTTTATATTTGAAAGTTTCTATTCTAATATAATCTTGACCACCAGCACCATATGCACCATCAGAAGGATATTTTAGAACTGGTGCAAGTTTGAATAGACCTTCTAAACTATTCTCAGTGTCTACAGGAGGAGCTACTTCATCTTCAATTTCCTCTTCTACAACGGCACCTCCATTAAGATTTTCCTCGTTTCTATTTTCTTGTGTTTGATTGGAACTTCCACCATCAAAAGCATCTGAGTGAGATACATCACTCTTTCCAGTACTATTACCATACTGAGTTCCTCGGTGGATCCCATCTTCATCTACTTTGTATAATGGTTGGAAAGCACCACTACCTATATTATTCACTGCATTTTCATACTTAGTAGTATCAACATGTGCAAAATTTTTATTACCTACTGAGTCAGCTGCTGCTAGTGCGTCTGTTAGTTGACCATTTTTCTCTGCATAATATTTGACTCCCATATCAGTTCTATCTTTCAATTCAATATATTCAGTACTACCTTGTAAATCTTTATATAATTTAGAATTCTTTGGTACTATCCCTCCAGGATATTCACCTGAGTTGAGAGTCCTTATCTCGATTACCTCTAGAAAGGTAGGACTATTCATATCTGAGTCAATCACAGGTTTGACATATTGACCTTCTATCAAATGGTATCCATCAACAGTCCCATTATTGAGTTTAGTTTTTTCATTATAAGTTCCCAAAGAATCTGCCTTAGCCTCAAATGAGAAAGTGCATGATGGATTATTTTTATCAGACCCTATGCAAGACATTACTTATAAAAACCTCTTTTTTGTACTGTATCTGCATCAAGACTTAGTTCAATAGACCCTAAATCTCTTACAAATTCTTCATTATTATATGATAGTGCCTTATCCCATTCAGTCATATTGACCTGTAAGAAAGGACTTCCCATATAAGACTTTATATATTTATGGTAGCCACGCAACCTTGAAGGATCCCCACCATCATCAATATACTTCAAAAGTGACATTCTATTTGTAGTCGGGTGATAATGTAGGTTTACACCAAAAAATATACCACCT